CATGAGAGATTATAGTTACTTGTCTATGCTGATGGAAGATGTTGCTGGTGCGCAACCAGAAACAATAACAACGAGGAGAAAAAAATGGTAGATGAAAACATTGACCCACGCATGGCAATAGCACAAGTGTTGGGTGAATTAAAAACAGCAGAGGAATCTGATGCTTTTATGGCAAAGATACAATCTGCTGAAAGTAATGTTGAAGCATACAAAATATGTATGGATACATTAATAGGGGAAAACAAATGAACAAAGAAGAAAGATATATCAAATTAGCATCATCTTATTCTAGGTTCTTAAGAATACTAGATGAGTATGATGACTTCTTAGATACACCTAGCCTGAATGAGATGCTTGATGAGTTAGAGTTATCGTTTGAAGCGAACAGGATTTACTCTGACTTGAAGTATTTAGTTGACAAGATTAAGGTTAGATTATCTGAGGTTGATAATGAACTATCAACAAAAGGTTAAGCATCCACCATTTGATACACAGATGTTGTGTGCAGAGATAGACCCTGACTTGTTCTTCCCTGATGCACATGGGAAAGAGCAAGCAAAGGTGGCTAAGAAAATATGTAACACGTGTCCATCACAACACCAGTGTTTAAGATATGGTTTGCATTACAAAGTCACTGGTGTGTGGGGTGGTAAAAGCACACAAGAGCGTGTTGCTTTACGTAAAAAACTAGGTATCAAAGGTATACCTATTGCTTATGATGAATGGGAGATGGCTGTTGAAAAATAATGATAAGAAGTTTGAACAGATAATTAAAAATACTTTTAAGTCTGATTCAAAAAAAGAATACACTGAGTTGTTCAAACATATGGATGAAGCAAACAACATAACTGATTCATTAAAAATGATGGTTGAAGATGATGAGTTATGGGAAGAGATGGCTCATAACAAAGAAGACAGAGCCATGTTTGTTGCTGTTGTTGGTGTCATGTCTATGAAGTTTGTAGAGGTGCTTCAACCTGTTGCTGAAGAAGTATTCGGTGATGATGATACAGAGTGATGATGAGCCAGTTCCTAACTGGCGAGGCATACCTACTGCTATCTGTCCTGTGTGTGAATGTAATTGGTTTAGGGTATCTGTTCACTTCAATCCAGATACTTATGAGATTGCTGGTTGGGGTATCAATGATGCTGAATGTTGGGCTTGTGGCACCCTTGTTACAGCACCATGCCCACCAGACTTACCTAAGGAGTGGCTACAGGATGGCCCTTAAACGCGATTTAAGGCATCTTATAGCCACTTTCATCTCAGCCTAGTACTTAGTACCACCCTTTACGCTTGTGATGATGCAACGCTGTGCAAGGATTATCATATCGATGTTCGATATATTTGAATCCTCGTTCAACTTGTTCATCAACACCAGTACCAATAGGTGTTTTAAGTACTTGGAATAAACCATACGCACTAGAGTTAGGGTTGTCTGCTTGAGCGTCCCATCTTGATTCTTTATGGATGAGAACATCAAGGCAAGCCCATTGGCTACCAGACCAACCATTATCCAATGCCCTATGCCGAACATAACTACGAGCAATCTGTGGTCTATGTTCAGCGACTACAGCAGGTGGCTTTGTAATCAAAGCATCTACTGGTAGTATCAGTAAAGGTAACATTTACCTCCGATGTTAGTAGGAATAGTTACTTACTTGTATATAATTACTTACTTAAGTAAGTATATATATATAATTAATATAAGTAACTACAACACGCCGATGGTTTCACTCGGCGTGAAGTTTATGGTATTATGAATTACAAGATTGTAATGAGGTAGCGTGTTGTCCTCGACACACTACGAACGTACAGCATGCTCTCCTAACGTCTGGCATGTTGTACACTGGTACAAGTGGTGGGAGTTTCCTCTCCGTTTCGCTCACCACTTGCACCAACTACGAAAGGAAGAAATGTTAAAAGTTAATGGACATGAAGTGCCAGAGCACACATCGTATTCTAGTTTGACCACGTGGTTATCGTGTGGATACCAGTATTACTTAACAAGAATTAGAAAAGTTAAAGAAGAACCAGCAGTGTGGTCATTAGGTGGAAGTGCTGTGCACTTAGCAACAGAAAACTTTGATAAACAACTTTGGGAATTAGAACAAAGATGATAATCAAACTTGAAACATGGGAGTATGAATACGCAAACCACATTGGTATCCGTAGATTTACAGCGAACTGGAATAAATATGATGCGTCATACTATGACAAGAATCGAATGGAAGATAATCGAACAGCACAGGTAGCATCAGCAATCGGTGAATTAGCAGTTGCAAAAGCAATCAACGAATACTGGCACGCAAGTATTTGGGATGCATCTGAACATGAACAACATAAATTAATACCAGATGTTGGTAAGAACATTGAAGTGCGTAGAGTTAGAACACAAGATGGTCCAGCAGTTAGAGAAAAAGATTTACTGAAAGAAAAGTTTTATATCTTTGGTGTTAAACCTGTGGCACCAGAGTTCACAGAAGTTGAAATACTCGGATGGATAAGAGCAGATTTTGGTTGGGAAATTGGAACACCAACAGCGTATGGTAAAGTAATACCTAGAATAAAACTAAGCCCAGTAGAAACTTGGAAAAACTTTAATGATTAAAAGGACAGCAAAAGAATTTTGGGAAGATGCTTGGAGTCAAGGCGTTGAAGAAATAAAACAAAAACATGGTGACGCATATAACCTTGCTGACCTTAGAAAATCTGTTAGAACAACTAAAGCAAATCCTGATGGCGAGAACGCAACATGGTGGTTTGATAACGGACAAAAGTTTGTTGAGTCTTGGATTAACTGGCGCGAAGGTTCAGGTTGGAAACTATGGACAACACCACAAGGTACGCCAGCAATTGAAATGAAACTTGAAATAAAAACAGGTGGCATATGGATGCAAGGTGGAGTTGACCGAGTGTTCGTAACACCAGATGGTGAACTAGTAATCTTAGATTTGAAAACAGGATTACGCACACCACAATCAGACCTACAGTTATCCATCTACGCATGTATGATGGAACGTGCTATAGGAGTTCGTCCAAGTTGGGGAACTTACTGGATGGCAAGGCAAGGCACAACCACGCCACCAGTAAACCTAGAGTCAATGACTCTACAAAAACTAGATGAACTTGTCGCCCTCTTTGAGAAAGCAAGAAAAGAAAAAATCTTCTTGCCAAACTTTGATGGATGTAAAATGTGCTCGGTAATAGATTTTTGTTACTGGAAGAACGGAAACAATTCCGAACAGTTAGGAGAAATCAATGTCAGATGAATCAATATATGTAGTTAATGTTAAAAATAAATCAGGAACAATCCTTACAGTTCGTGGGGATGACATAACATCATTTAGTAAAAACATAAGTGATGCTGTCGCTGGTCAAATTGATATAGTTATTGGTGCATTAGAAGATGCAATACTTGGACCAGATGCTGCAAAGAATCTGGAATATGTAACACAAACATTAGGTGCTAAACCTACGTTTGCCCCAGTACCACCACCAGCACAACCAACAACAAGTGGTGCACCAGCACCAACTTGTACACATGGTTCAATGATTTTGCGTACAGCAAAACAAGGACCACGTGCTGGTAAAAACTTCTGGGCTTGTCCTGCTCCGATGAACGCTCCTGATAAGTGTAAACCAATCAACGCATGAGAACACTTGTCAGAACAATAGGCAAAACTGAATCAGGTGGCGAACCACTGCCACCTGTGTTCAGGACATTTGACTTATCTAAAATTGTTTTACGCCGTAGTGAAGTATCAATGTTTGCTGGAGCACCAGGAACAGGTAAATCAACATTGGCATTAGCAATAGCGTTAAGAACAAATGTTCCAACACTTTATGTGTCAGCAGACACAGGCGCACACACAATGAGTATGCGTTTGTTTTCAATGATAACAGGTAAAAGCCAAGAAGAAGCAGAACAAATACTTAAAAGCGATACTACCCAAGCAAAGGAAGCACTAGCACCAACCAACCATATTAAATGGTCGTTTGATGCAGCCCCAACTTTGAATGATATTGATGAAGAAGTATTAGCGTTCGAAGAACTTCATGGTGAAAACCCACATCTAATAGTGTTAGATAACCTTATCGACATCACTGATGGTGGTGGTGAAGAATGGTCAGGTATGCGTTCAGTTATGAAAGAAGTAAAATATTTAGCACGTGATACTA